CGCCTTTTCCGTGAACGACATCCTGCGGCTGGAGGACATGAATACGATCGGCGCGATCGGCGACGTTCGCTTGGTACCGATGAACATGCACACCTTGGAGCAAGCGGCCGGCGGCACGAAAGAGGACGGAGCTGCCGATGGTGCCGCGCAGGCGGCCTCTTCAGCCAGCACGGGCGAAGCGGCCGACGTGCAGCGGACGGCGCTCAACGGCGCCCAAGTCACCTCACTACTGCAGGTCGCGGAATTCGTCTCCCAATCGGTGCTGTCGAAAGAGGCGGCCAAGGGCGTCATCAACGTCTCGTTCCCGGCGACCGGCGAAGCACAGATCAACCGGATCGTCGACAACATTGAGCCGATGCAGACGCGGGAAACCAATGCCCAGGCTGACAACTCCTCTGCAGACGGAGCGAACGACAGCGAAAGCGATGACGGCGACGCCGGCGCGGTGCACGGGCCATGGGTGTTGGACGCCGCCGCGCGCGTCCTACACCGCGAAGCCAACGCGGTCGCCCGCGCCGCGAAGAGCACTTCGGGAGACTACCGGGCGTTTGACGAACGGGTCAGCCGTTTCTTTGCCGAGGATCGGCGCACGATTGTCGAGGCGTTCGCGCCGCTTTTCGCCGCGCTCGGTTGCCCGACAGCAAGGCTGTCCGTCATTGCGACAGACCACGCAGAGCAGCGCCGCACGGAGGCGCTCGACGCGTTCCGCTGCGGCTCGGTGGCCGACCTCTGCGAACGCTGGCAGTCGATCGAACCGGCCCTCACCGCCGGCATCGTGCTGATGAACGCTGAAGCCGCGCTAGATAAAAAGGAACTCTGTCATGCATCCTGAACTGTTTGCCGCGTTACCCTTGGGAAACTTCTGGGCGATGGAGCCGATCGCCTTCGCGTCCATGCTCCGGTTCCTGGCCGGCGTCCACATCGACGCCGCCAAAGTGGACGACGCCATCCGCGCGCGGCTGCCGATCGAACGGGTCGGCAACACTGCGGTGGTCCACCTGGTCGGGCCGATGCTCCGGAACGCGGGCTGGCTCGAATTCTACGGCTTCGCCTCGACGCGCAAGGTTCAGCGGGCTATCGAGGCGGCAGCCGCTGACTCGAGCGCCAACGACATCGTATTGCGGATCGACTCGCCCGGCGGCGCCGTCGACGGCACCCAGGAACTCGCCGACGCCATCTACCTGGCCAGGCAGCAGAAGCCGGTGATCGCACAAGTGGACGGCATGATGGCCTCGGCCGCACTCTTCGCCGGGGTGCAGGCGAGCACGGTCCGGGCCGGCCGCGACAACCTGGTCGGCTCGATCGGCGTCCGCATGACGCTGATCGACGCCTCGCGCCTCTTCGCCAACGAGGGGGTCGAGGTGGTCTCGATCGATACGGGGAAGTACAAGTCGGCCGGGCTGATCGGCACGGAGATCACGCCCGAGCAGCGCCAGGACTTTCAGCGGATCGTCGATGCGGCGATGGACGATTTCGTCGCCGCCGTCAGTCGCGGTCGGGGCATGACGGAGCAAAAGGTCCGTCAGCTCGGCGACGGGCGAATCTTCACGGCGCCAGAAAGTGTGGAAAACGGTCTGGTCGACACGATCGCCACCTTGGACGAGACGATGGCCGAGCGGACGAGAAATGCGCAGCATCGCCGTCGCCGGGCCCGGGCGATGGCGCTGGCGACCGGCAAGAGGGCTTGACGGCCGATCCACCAGCGCTATCTTGAAAGAGAACAAACGAAGTCACCGGTTGTGCGGCGCGGCCCGCCGAGATGGGCGGCCGCACACCTGAGACGACGGCTAACCCGCTTGCAGAGCTCAAACGGCACGGGTCGTCAGCAATGAACTCGGATTCATTGCCGGCGGCGCGTGCCGTTTTGCGTTGCCCGCCGGCTCTGGAGGGCAACCATGGACCCGATCACAAAACTGCGTTCCGAGGCCGAAGCCTCCTTGGCCAAAGCGAAGGAGATCCACGATAAGGGCGAGGCCGAACATCGCGACCTGACCGACGAGGAGCAAAAAGAGTTCGATCGGTTGATGGCTGAGGCGAAGGCCAAGAGCGACGAAGCGGACCGTCTCGAACAGGCACAGACCAATCGCCAGCAGCGTGGCGCTCAGCTCTCTGGCTTGGATCGGCACTTCAGCCAATCCCCCGGCCGGCAGACGAATCCCGGACAGCCGACGCAGCGACCGCGCGTCGAGGTCAGCGAGCCGAACGCGCAGGCCGATCACTGGCTCGGCTTTCGCAATGCGGCGGACTTCGCGGTCGCGGTGCAACGCGCCTGCATCCCCGGGGGCAGGCTCGATCCGCGGTTCACCAACGACCGTTATGCCGCGCCCACGAATTTCCACGAAACCAGCGGCACGGACGGGTACATGGTACCGCCGGCCATGCGGGATCAAATCTGGGAGCTGGTCTTCAGTGACGTCGATTACCTGAGTTCCGTCGACAGCGAGCCGACCGATTCGAACTCGGTGCAACTGATTGCCGATGAAACGACGCCCTGGGGATCGACCGGCGTGCAGGCCTATTGGCGGTCCGAAGGGGCTCAGATGACTGCCAGCCGCCTGGCGACGAAGGGACGCACCGTCAACCTCGACGAACTCTATGCGTTTGTCCTGGCGACCGACGAGCTGCTGATGGACGCCTCGCGGCTGAACAGCCGACTCACGGTGCAGGCCGCCCGCGCGATTCGGTGGAAAGCGAACGACGCCATCGTCTACGGCACGGGCGCCGGGCAGCCGCTCGGCTTCTTCTCGTCGGCAGTGCTGGTCAGCGTGGCCAAGGAGGGCAGCCAGGCCGCCGATACCATCGTCGCGGCCAATGTGCTGAAGATGTTCAGCCGACTCTTGACGGCCGGACTGCAGAACGTCTTCTGGACGGTCAACCCCGACGTGCTGCCGCAACTCGGCGTGATGACCATCGGCGATCAGCCCATCTGGACGCCGCCGTCCAGCGGCCTGCGTGAGGCCCCCGGCGGCTTCCTGCTCGGCCGGCCGGTCCGCTTCTCCGAGCACAACAAGACTCTCGGCGACAAGGGGGACATCTTCCTGATCGATCCGATGGGTTACTACCTGACCATGAAACGGGGCGGAGTTCAATCGGCCAGCTCGATCCACCTGTACTTCGACTACAACATCACGGCCTTCCGCTGGACCTTCCGGCTCGGCGGCCAGCCGCATCTGTCCGCGCCCATCTCGCCGGCCAACGGCTCGGCGACCAAGAGCCATTTCGTCACCCTCGACGAGCGGGCGTAACCCGCAGAGGTACCGCGTCACCGACCCCAAGCCAGGAGAAAAAAATGTCCGTGCAAGCGAATCCGAACCTGTTGCCCAGCGACCAGGCGGCGCTGGTCGACGCCATCGATCCTGACGCCTATGCGGCGGCCGCCTACTCGACCGCCTGGATCGCGGCCAAGAATTTCGCCGCGTTCATGGCGACGGTCTACGCTGGCACGATCGAGGCGACGGGCACCGTCGACGCCAAGCTGCAGCAGGCCACCGACAGCAGCGGTACGGGCGTCAAGGACGTCACCGGCAAGGCGATCACCCAACTCACCGCCGCCGGAACCGACAGCGACAAGCAAGCGATCATCAACTGCCGGGCCGAGGAGCTGGACGTGGCCAACGGCTTCGACTACCTCCGGCTGACCGTCACGCTCGGGACCGCCGGCGCGGACATGGGAGCCGCCCTCTACGGCTTCTATCCCCGCTACGGGCCGGCCTCCGACAACGACGCCGCCAGCGTCGACGAGATCGTCAGTTAGTCTCGCGATACCAGAGACAAGGCAAGGGGAGAGCGAACGATGGCGGATGAACCGAAGCTGATCAAGGTGCAGTTCGTGCGTGACTACACCGTGCAGGCCGACCGGGGCCAGACGTACGAGGAGGGCCAGGTCGTCCAGCTGCCCGAGGCGTCTGCGAACCACTTCTTGGCGCGCGGCGCGGCGGAGCTGGTCGACGTCGACAAGGGCCGCGCCGCAAAAAAGTAGACGACGGGCGGCGCTATACACAGTACGGCGAGCTGCCCGAGGACATCCGGCCGCGCAGCGCGGCAGACCTGATGGACGATACGAGCATCTGGAGATGAACGGTGTCCCTGAGTGTGGTGACCGAACCTGCGGACGGACTCGATCCCGTCGACCTCAGCGCGGTGAAAGCTGAGATCGGCGTCGAGGAAGCAGAGCACGACGGCCGCATCCGGGAACTGATCCTGGAAGCGACCAGGCGAGCAGAAGTGATTCTGGGCGTCAAGCGGCTCATGAGTGCGACGCTGCGGAAGGGATGGGATGCCTTTCCGCCGGAGCCGTTCCTCCGCCTGCAGCCGCGGCTGACCTCGGTCAGCGCCTTGACCTACGTCGACACCGCCGGGGCGACGCAAACGTGGGACGCCGCGAACTACGTCGTCGACGCGGCCAGCCTGGTCGGCGAGCTGCACCTGGCGTGGGG